CTAAAAGTAAACAATAACAAAGTTATCATCAGTATTAACATTTTCATCAATAGCTCCTCTTTTCTCATTTTCTATTTTTACTCGCTCACTAGCTTTTATACTTCTCTCTTTTTGCTTCATCATTTCTAATTCAAATTTTGCTTTATCTTCTAAATTCTCAATAGAAGTTTCATATCCATTTATTGTTATCTCTAAAGCATTCTTATACTCTCTTTTTTCATCATATTGAAATTTTAAAGATAAACCTAGTATTAGAACTAATCCTATTAATATTGATACAAAGTATTTCATTTTATATCTTTCTCCCCACAATCTACACCAAACCATTTACACACAACTTTAGGGAATACCATTTTAAAAGTTGGAACGAAAATATCAAATAGAATTAATGCTCTTGTTCCTAGATGAGAAACAAGCCCTACAAATCCAGCAGTTAAAAAATCATTTATTCCAGCACCTTTACATAAGAAATATGTTATTACTCCTAAGAAAAAAGATATTAATATATCTCCCAAAATATACCAAAAACTAAATTTTTCTCCATTTTCTCTTTTTCTTTTTATATATGCAGTTATTGCACCTAAGATACTAAATGCAAGTATCCATAAATATGTAAAAAAGCTATTGCTATTGTTTAAATTATCCATTATTTAATATCTCTTTAAAATCTTCAAAGCTAATACCATTTGTAATAGCTAAATTTGATTTTTCTATTATATTTTGAATAAATAAAATCATTTCATTTTTATACTCTTCATCATAAATTCCCAGATTTGCTGAACTCTGTTTCTCTATGGGGTATTTTTTTAATATGTAGTTTTGTGTATAGCTATTAACAGATAGTATTCGATTATCTTCTTTTGCTTTTGTGTCTTCTATCCAACTTTGAGTATCTTCGTCCCATTTATCAAATTGCTTAGGAACTAAAAGTGTATGTTCATCTTTTATCTTTCCAAGATAATCAACTTTTAACTCCTCTCTTGTAGCTTTTATATAAACAGTTTTATTTCTATTGTCTTCTATATATTCCCACTTCGCACCATTAAAAACAGTAGCAAACCCATCTTTTTTAGTAAGTGGTTTAACTGTTGTTGTGAATGGTAAGTTAGTACCATAAGCTTTATTTATTTTAAGCTCTTGTGTAAACTCTTTTGTTTGTGTATCATATTTGTAAACTATCATTATGCCTCCTTATTTAGCAACTATCAGTGGTAAAACTGCAATATTTTTTGGACGCGTTTCGATTCCACCTGCACTTAAAGTTACATTCCTATTAGATATGCTTACGGTACTGCTAGTATTGGCTGTTCGTGTGATATCTTCTCTTGTTGCACCTAAATTTCTATGTAAATTATAATCATGAATATGTGATTTAAATTCATCATTTTGATAACTAGCAATAGTTCGACTATCAGGTCTTAAAAAAGCCTTATCTAAATTTGGAACTCTAAAAGTAGTAGTTCCGTTACCACTAGAAAAATACCCACAAATTCCACCATTAGTTGTTGCTTCAGTATCCCATTGAGCTTGAGTTTTTACTAAACTTGGATTTGCTTGTAAATAAGCCCATAATTTTGGATAATCTGCTCTTTGAAAAACCCCACCAAAAGCGACGATACAGTTATCGAAAATTGTATATCCATTTAAAATAGCTCCTATTGGTAAAGCTGTTGTGTTTGCTAAAGCTTCTTCAAGACCTGTAATAGAACTCATAGGATGTTGGTCTGCCTCATTTCTTCCAGCTAAATTATTATGATTTGTAGGAGTTAAAGCAGAACTCTGAACAGTCTCATTTCTTAGATAATAAACTCCTCTAATTCTTAAAGGTGGATTTCCTATTATGCTAGAATCACTTTGAATAATTATTTTAGCAACTCCTATTATTTCAGGCATATTTAATCCATAATCTTCAAAAACTTCTTTTTCTGCATCTGATATATTTGAATGTGAAACTCTACCTATAATCATTTTTACAGGATTTTCCCAATCTGTTGTATATAGTTGCCAATAACAAACAAAGTTTTCATTAGAAGCATTAACAAGTCCACCATTTATTGCATCATTGTATTTTATAGATGTTCCACTATATAAAAAAGGACAACTTCCATTACCACTATTTGTAAAATCGTAATTTTGGTTATTATCTAAAAAATAAACATTGTAGTTAGTAGAACCTTGTAGTTTTTGCTGAAATGGTAAAGTTGGTGTATTATTATTCTCAATAGTATAAAAAAGTTCTTCGTCAGCGATTAGAACTGGTGTATTAACTTCAATATTTACTGCACCTACTGTATCTTTTGTAAATATTAGATTTCCACCTCTTAGCCAACTTGCACCAACTTCTAAATGATGATTTTTATGCCATTCTACATTCCTACTACATAAATGCCTTTCATCATTTGCCCATATAATATTTCCAACACTATTACAATAAACCCACGATACCAAAATATCTTCTGTAAAATCAGGAGTTCCAGCTTTTGCGAAAAGAGCTTTAGTGTCTAAATCCAAAACAATATAATAGCCTAAACCATTAGTTAGACTTGTTGTATTAAAAGATATACTTTCTCCAGCATTAAATAAGTAAGGTTGTCCATATTTATATATTTTTGTATCAGCTGTAAAAGTTAATGTTATGCTATTGTTTGTTTTTGTTAAACTTGTTGTAGAATGGTCTACAAATCCGATTGAAAATTTACTATCTTCAAAAAGCACTCCACTATCATTTTTCCAATTTACACTATCTGTTAAGGGATTTTTTCCAACATTTGGATTTCCATCAGTTCCAGTTATAGAACGGTATAAAATCCCATTTGAAGCCTTAACGATAGAATTTATATAATATTCTTGTTTTTCGTTCCACTCAGGGATACCAGCTTGGAATAAATAAGATGTTAAGTAAGTAGAAGTGTAAGCGAGTGCATTAAAATCTTCAACTTCTGGAAATTCATTCGGACTTGTTCCCCAACCCTTTAAAATATTTGCATTGTAATTTACATTTATATCATCACTTATTACATCTGTACCAAATACAAACCTATATCCATTTGCATTATTTTTAGCAAAAGGTACTAAGTTTGCATCTACTCTATTTAATTTCATAAAAATCCTTTATAAAAATATCTTTTTAGCAAAAGATGGTTTTCTCTCATTTGATAATCTTCTACTAAATCCTTTAGCTTCGCTATTATTTGTAAAACCAAAAGTATTACCATCATCATAATGTTTAACTATTCTTATATCTACACCTTGTGGGCGAGGCAATAAATCTAATTCTTTTATGTATCTTAACAAATCTACATCATACGAGTAATCAATATATAAAGTCATCGTCATATCTTTGTTGTCGATAATAAATCCAGTTCCACTAAATAAAAAATCGATTGCATTTTGTAAAGATAATCTATCTTCATCATCTATCATTTTTGCTTTTACATTATTTTTTATAGCTTTTGCTTTTAGGAACACTCGATATTGAATATCATCTAGTTGTCCACTTGTATATAAATTTTCTCTTTTTCTTTTAAAAGGAATTTTAAAACCAGTTGTTTTTAATCTTCTATCAAATCCATAAGAATTAGGATTATTAGTAAAACCAAAAAATCTTTTTGGAATTACAAAAGGTACATTTCTACTAATACCTAAAATTCTTCCTAAAATATCTTGTTGTTTCCCAACTGCTAAATCTAAATCAAAAGCTTCTGGAATAGAGTTTAGCAAATCGTAAATATTTTTATATTCGCTTAGTAGTAAATTTATATGGGCTTTGGCTTTTGGCTTATCTTGGTACTGCCAAATTAAAAGCTTTTCATATTCTTCTATAAACTCCATATTAGAAAATCTCCGTTATCTCGATATTTTCTTGTTTTATTACAAATTCTTCATCATATCCAGCAATAAGAAGATTATCTACAAAATCTATATTATCTCTCGATACTTGCAAGTCTGTTGCTATAAAATTAAAACTTGCACTATATACTGTTGCGTAAAGTTCTGTAACAGTTACATTTTGTGCAATATAAAAAGATTTATTAGCTAAAGTATTTTTAATATTTTCTATATCTATGCTTTGTGTAGATACTTTTCTTTTTACATTAAATTTTAAATAAATGTCTTTTTCAATAGGTCTATCAAAATTAATTTCATGGATAATTTGTCTTATACTTCCATCTTGTCTTACAAAATTTTCAATATAAGTACTTGTAACTTGACCTTTTAATCCAGTTCCTCCAGTTTTATCTTTAGCTATTATTTCTGCTATTTTGTCTATTTCTCCACCTTTTACAATTAACCAATAAGTATTTGCTGGAACTCCTATTATTTCATCATCTATTTTTGTTTTATTTTCGTAAGGACATACATCAACTACATTATCTAAAGTTAATATTTTTCCAACTATGCTACCCATTGTAGAAGAAGCATTAACCTCTAATATTTTATTTCTTCTTTCTCTTAATTGCTGGTCGCTCTCTTCATCTCTTCCAGGTATTGCACTTGTAGGATTAGTTAAACTATCAATTTCCGTTAGTATCGTAACTTGTTGTGTAATTGTATTTGGTTCAGCAGTAATCGTTCCATAATCTACACTTTCAAAAGTAACTAAATGTGTGCCTATTTCTAAAGTTTGACTATTCGCTATTTGCCATTGTTGGTTATTTGTATCGCTTACAGTATAAGTTGCTGGAATTGTTACATCTCTACTTAATGTTAATTCAATATCAACAATTGATTTAGTTGCTGGTAGCCTAGTTCTTGCTAAAAGTTTAAGTAATCTATCTAAGTTTACACCCTCTGCCAAATCAGGGTCCATAGAGTTATAAATATATAATCCCAAACTTTGTAAATCATCTATTATTGTAGTATTAATTCCTACCATTTGACCATCTGGGGTATCTTGTTCTAAATTAATATCTTGCCCGTAAATGTCTTTTAATTGATTAGATAGTCTTGTTAATATCTCTATAAAACTATCTGCTTTAAATCCGTTTTGATTTATTTCCATTTTATACTCCCACTTCCAAACTAACATCACCATAAATTGTTTTTAAATCTATTTTTATAGTTGCTTTTCTATTTGCACTATCTACAACTACATCAATATTTTTTATTGAAGTTACTCCATAAGTTTGGATAACTGTATTGTAAACTTCATTTTTTACTATATCTTCATTGCTTTTTATTCCCAAGATATTCCACCAGTCAATATTTGCTTCACTATCTAAAAACCAATCGTTTTTACAAGATTTAATCCTTGTAACTACATTTTGTTTTAAAGCTTGGAGTTTTATTCCATAGTTATTTTTAGAATTCCCAAAAGTCCAATCGCCGTTTTTATCCAAAAGTCTAACTCTCATATATTTGGTACTCCTGTATTGCTTCCACCACTTTGTACATCACCGTGAGTATGATTATTCATAAAAGCCCATAAGCTTTTACCATTAATAACAATATCTCCATCTATTATATGATCTCCAGTTTGTGTAATATTTCCAGTCAAATTATAATCTCCAAACTGCTCTCTATCGCCTTGATGTTCATAATTTCCAATCTGTAAAGTATCTCCAGTCATTTTTATTCTATCAGGGATTTCAAGCTCTCCAGCTTGATTTTTTAAACCTACTAAAGCAACACAATCACTATAATCAAACATTCTAGGGCTTAATGGCTTTTTATTGTCATTACCAAAATACCAATTGTCGATACATCGCTCACTTACAAATAAAGTACAGTAATCACCTATTTTTAAAGGCATTTGAATAGAACTTGTACCACCTAAAAAATTAATAACTGGAACATCAGGGAAAACTGGTAAAGGTATCTCTTGCTTATTTACTTCTCTTGCAATAACTGGCTGTACATCAATAGTCTTTTTATTAACTTTTATAATTTTGCCAATTAGATTGGTATGTGTATTGCTTAAAGCTTGGATTATTCCTAAAGTTATTGTACTTGCTAAATCTAAAGCTTCATTATTATTGTTTGTCATTTAATAACCTTATAATCATTACAGGCGATACAAAAAACCTCTTGTTTCCAATCTGTACCGCCATAATCACCTGTATAATGTATTGTATTGATTTTATAGATACCATTAAATCGTTTATCGTAAAGACTTTCTAACTTTAGTAAACAACCTATTTTTAAAAGTGGGTTCATCATAGTTTCAAACCTAACCTCTTTTTCTGCTTTTTCAGGAGTATCTAAAAGTCCAGTTTCACTATTAACTAAAGGTATATAACTACTTGTTACTTCCTTATCTTTAATGATATGTAATACTCCATCATCTACATAATAAGTTTCATTTTCTGTTAAATTTTCTTCCAAAATTTTAAAAGAATTCCCTACCAAAACTCTTGGCCTTAAAAGTGGATTTTGTTCTGTAATTTTTCCTTGTTTAACTGTTGGCATATCTGCTATGACATGCTTTGTAATATTTCCTTTTACAACTTTTGAAGTATAAGAGTTTTGCATATCATAAAGTCCGTCATAGGCTTCAATAGTAGTTATAAATTCTGCTCCTTGCTTTTTGCTAAATGCTTTTGCTATTGCACCTTTAAAAATTGTTTCTATTTTTGTATAACCAGCTTTTAATTCAAACTGCATATAATCGCTTGGTAGCTCTCTTTTATCATCAGGATTTTTTGGAGTAGATTTTTTATCTTCTTCTTTTATCTCATCTTCATCTTTTACAAGTTGGTCTCTATTTGTTTGCGATAAATTATATATTTGGATAGTTCCATTATTTAAACTACCTTTTATACTTTTTGTTATGTCAAAAGTTATTCTTAACTCGGGTTGGATTATAATTTTTTGATTATTTAAAGTGATAATTTCTAAGCTATAATTTCTTTGGAATCTATCTAACATCATAACCCCTTATCTCTGTTATTTCCTCTCTTTCAAGTAAACAAAAATCAAAAAAGTCATCGCTAAAACTATTCAATTCAAAAGGGTCTAAATTCAAACCTTTATCATCAATAAATAAATCAAAAGGTAAATTATTTTTAAGTAATAGCACCCTTGAAGATAGTTTTATTCCATTTATTGTTTTATCTCCATAAGTAAAGTTCATATACCAACTTTTATTTCTAAAAGATAATTCAATATAAGCAATATCATTTTCATAAGGAATATTAAAACTTTGATTTGGATTTGGATCAATATTTATTTTTAGCATTAATTAAACCAACCTTTTACAGTATTCTTAACAACAGTAAGAAAGCTATTGTTTATTTTCTTTTTTGCTTCTTCATCTGGAACTTTATCTCCATTTATAGTTCCTTTATCACTTTTTGGAGCAACTTTGTTTTTTACACTACCAACTGGATTTTTAGTCATTTTTTGAACTTCAACTAAAATAGTTTTAGCAAATCGCAACTGCTTAAAAGTGGCTTGATAACCAATTGCTGTATTTGTTACTTGGTCGCGAACTGGTGCAAAAGATATTAACCCCATATTTTCGTAAGTTTTTGAAGCAGTTTCAATTTTAACTGGCATTTTTGCGTTATAAATTCTCTCTATAAACTCTAAAAAATTTAAGGTTTCTTTTTCTCTTCCACCCTCGAACATAGAATACAAATCGTTTGTTTTTCCTACATATTCAGCAACTTCAGAGTATTTAATATCATCAACTAGCTTTTCCATTCTTTGTAAAGTTTGATTACTTCTATAACTTGGATATAGCCTTTCAGTAATACCAACATATTTATCAGGCAATAAATTATCAATTATGGAATTTGTGCTAACTTCTTGATAATGCAAGTCTGCAACTTCTCCCTCTAAAACTACAATCAAAGGCTTATCTACAAAATGGTCATTTACATAACTTCCATCTTCTACATAATTATCAGGTATATCTGTTGTATATGTTGGATTCTCTTTTAGCCTAACATCTAGTTTATAACCAGCTATTCCTATTGTTTGTGTATTTTCTTGCTTTGTTGCTCCGAATGGATTTTGTGTAAAATTTTCAATATTTTTAGTAAAGTTTTCAAACATTATCTACCGCCTACATTAAATGTTTTATTTGCATTTCCCATTTGTCTATTTAAACTATCTACAACAGTTTGACCTGCAATAATTGGATTATCACTTTTTACATCAATTTTGATATTGTTGTTTTGTGTATTGTTATTTGTAGTTAAGCTACTCATGTTGTTTACCATTCCATTTGGTAAATGCGAATTTGGGTTTAACTCTGGGATAAATGGCTTCTCGTGGGGAATTTGTTTAACATTTGGGGCATCGTGGACAACTCCTGTATCGTTATAGTTTAGTGGTCTTTGTAATTCTTCTATCGTAGTACCTATTGGTTTGTTTGGATCAACTTTTATTCCATCTTTAAATGCTCCAGTTATTTTATCTTTTGAAGACTTTTCTAAATCTTTCTTTTTTTGTGTAATCTTTTCTAATAATTCCTCTTGATTTGTTCCCCAATTAAAACCTATAAAATTACCTGCTTTCTCCCCTAATACAACAAGTTCTAAATATGATTCATAAATACTTAAGAACTTAGCAAGAACACCGTCTAAAGTTCCACTAAGTGTATTAAAAGCACCTGTTAAAGTTTTTACAATATCAATATTAAAACTTGCAAAAAAATCAGCTATTACACTTTCTCCACCCTCGAAAGCTACCTTTAAATCATCAACTACCGCAATAGCTAAAATAACACCAGCAACAAACAATCCAAACGGATTTAATAACATTGCTCTATTTACATATAATAGTCTTGCTCCTAAAAGTAAAAGCACATTATTAAATCCAATGGTATTGTCAATGGCATCATAAATTAAACCTCCAACATTCGATAGTGCACTACCAAAAGCAGTTATCAATTCAACTGTCTTATTTAATCCATTTCCAATAAGTTCTCTATTGTTAATTAAAAATTCATTAAAAACATTTGAAGCTTTCTCTAAAGCTGGAGTAAAAGCTATTGCAAGTTGTGTCTTAACAGAGTTTAATCCATATTGTAATTCTGTTAAACTTCTTTTATACTTTGTTAGTTGATTAGTTTGTTCTTCTGATACTATACCTAAAGATTTAACCCTATTCTTCAAATGCTCAAGTTGATAATCTGTTAATCTTAGAGTTTGTAGCATACTTTCATCAATTCCAAGTTTTGCTAATATACTTCTTTGTTCTGTTACATCTAAGTTCTGCATACTCTTAGCTAAGTCTTGCATAACTATATCAGCACTTTTTATCTTGCCCTCGCTATCTTTTATAGCAATTCCAAGAGTTTCAAATACTTCTTTACCCTCTCCACTATCAAATTTAGCATATTCCCCTATTCTTTCAGCTAATCCACCCATAGAAGATTGTAAGGCATTTGCAGTTGAGCCGTTCATCTGGGCTACATATTCCCATTGTTGCATAGCTTCAACATTTACACCTAATTCTTTTGATAAATTAGAAGTTTGATAAATAGCTTCTGTTGTTTTATCTACCCAACTATTTAAAGCTACTGCCATAGTTCCATAGGCTACTGTTGTTAATCCAATAGTCTTTATAGAAGTTGTCAAACCACTATTTAATCTTTCTAAAGGTGCTAAACTTCCTACAAAACTAATCTTATTAACTAATTCAGTAACTGCCATTTATAAAACCTTTTTTGTTTTTATTATAGCTTTTACTATTTGCTCGTTCTTTCATCATAAGCTAATGCTTCAATATCGTTCATCATATTTTCATAATCAATTATATTTATAATCTCATCTGTATCTAAAATTTTAAGTTCTTGTAGTGATCCATAGCCTTTTTTAACTAAAGAAAAGTAAGTCATTTGTAATTGTGGAATATCGCAAGAAGCAACATACTTTTTAAAGTAGTTCTCTTGCTTTGGAGTTCTTGCTAGATTGTAACTTTTTTTTTATTTCTAAAGAATGGATAACAAATAAGCTTTAAGCTAGTTTGTATAAAGTCTAAATATATATCTTCATTGTTTTCCCAAAAATCTGGAGTTTTAGATATAAGCATATCTTCAAACATTACTTTATTTTCTACTTCTTTAAATAAACTTTTAAACTTAGGGTCTTCTAAAAAACCAAAATTCCCAACAATCATAGGAGTTTCAATCTGAGAATATAAAGCATATACCCTTACTCTAAATTCGTGATTTAATTGAGATAATTTAAACTCTTTTTCACCTATTAAAAAAGTCTTTGATGTATGCCACTCTTCTAATTGGTCAAATACTTTTTCTTTTTCCATTTCAAGTTGATTTTTTTCCATATTACACCAGCCTTACAACAAATGCTTCAAGAGTATATTCCATACTTGCATTACCATCTGTATTATTTTTAGTTTCTGTTGGTTTTGTAGTTAAACTTCCACCACTAATCTTATAATTTTCTATCATTTGTTCACCATCTTCGTAGTAGATAGTTTTGATACTACCCTCGATTACTTGTGTTAATGTTTTGGCATTCATATAGTTAGCTAATGCTTTATCTGTATTATTAAGCTTTTGCACTCTAAATACTACCGTATGAACATCTTTAGCAGTATGTCTTTGTATATTTACACTATTACCAGCCCCATATGTTCTTGTTGTTTCTGCATTGATAGGTGTAATAGTAATAGTATCACCAGAAACTAAATCATCAACAGTTAGATTATCACTTCCAACTTTTAACTGTATCGTTGTAGCATCACCATTTAAAATTATTGATTTTTCCATAATATCTCCTTATCTTTCAAATACTATCGCAATATCTGCTGTATGGATTGCTCCAGCCATTTTAAAAGCAACTTGGATGGCTGGTGCTTTTCTTTGTTCTCGTTCGCTTTGTGCTTGTTCGCTCATCGGCTTAGCATATACATAATAACCAGTAGTTGCGATATTTTTTCTAAATACTTCTGGATTTCCAAAATCATAAGTTGAGTTCCAAGTACCAGGAGCAATTACTCCAGCCCTTACAAATAAATCTAAAGTTCTTTCAACCGTATCGATTAACTTTTGCATATCTTCATCAGTTTGTGCTAATTTAGTTGGTGTACCTTGAAGTGTATTAAATACATCAATTTGAACAAATTTTTTAATAGCAATAACATTGTAAACATTATCTGTAAAATCATTTGCACCACTTGTATAAGTTCTTGGTAAACTTCCAAAAGTTCCATATAAATCTAACCCTACTTTTTGAGCAGAATTTAACTCACCATCTGAATATTTAGATGGTAAGCAACCTTGTAACTCTTTTAAGTTCATTGTCAAAGCTGTATTTGTTGCTTCAAAATTAACTGTGTGCATTTTAGCCATATAACCAACTGCTAAACCTCTATCGGCTTGTTTATCAAATAAAGTTCGATAGTTTACTCCACCAGTTAGTTTATTACTCCAAACAAAGTTATTATCCATATCTAAAGTAAAGTTTGCTTCATCACTAAATACATCATAAATTAAACAATCGTTAGCAGTAGCCCAAGTAGATATTGCTTTAGCTTCGTTTGAAGTTGGTTTATCAATATAAACTACTCCTCTAATAGGTTCTTCTTTTGATACTTCGATTAATGCTTGTTCTTTACTCTCACCCTCTAAAGTTTCACTTGCTTTTCCATTTACAGAAATTGCACCACTTCCAGCACTTAAACATAAAATATCAGCTATTCCAGTTCCAGTTGTCGTGTCGCTCATAAACGATACAGTAGAAGTTATACCAGTTGTAGCACTTGTAATAATAATTTGATTTAAACCATTCAATGTTACTGTTGCTCCAATAATCTTAGTGTCTAACAAAGCAACAATATCAGCCAAACTTGTACAAGTCGTGAAGTTCAAATCTGTAACAGTAGTTGGAGTTTCAGCACCATTAATATTAATAACAAAACTACCATCTTTAATAGTTTGTAAAGTATCAACAATAACTGCTTCGCTTAATTCAGAACTTTTTAACACTCCACTTGTAGCATCAACAACCTCGTCTGTTGCTCTCCAATATCCAATAACTAAATATCCTTTACCTTTATTTATAGGGTTAGCATTTGTAAATATCTTTTTTGCTAATTGGTAAACTTTTGAGTAACTTCCAAAGTCATCTGCTACACCACTTAATTCTGTATAAGCAACTGTTCTTTTATTACTATTTAAAAAAGTATTATCACTTGTCATCAAACATACAATATTCATATTAGTTCTAGCTAAACCAACTGGAACACCCTCGATTGAAACATTTATAACCCTACCTAAAGGGATATCTTGATTAACTGCCATTATCTTCCTTTCTCAATTAAATAATTAACATCAGCTGTATCAATTCTTAATCTTTCAACTGCTGTTTTAATAACATAGTTTATAACAACTTCAACTTCGTATCTTTCATAATATTTTGACTGTGTTTGCATTTTTAAGTTGTTAGTGTTTTTTGGAATAAATAAAATAATTTCATTCTTTTTTTGGCTATCTTTGCACTCTTGACTATTTACTAAGTTTAGAAAATTTATGTAATTGTTTCTTGCTTTAATCCCGTAAAATTCAAGTGTAAAAGTACCAGTCATATTAGTATGCCAAAATTCAATCTCTCTAACATCATCATATTTTTTTAAAGGTTTTCCAGTTGGTACACTTGCCAAAGTATCAAGAACTATATAGTTTTTTGTAAATGTATCTTGTGTAGCATTCTCTCTACCAATTAAAAGTAACTTTTCATCATAATTTAAAGTATCTTTTACAACTTCATAAAGGCTAAGTAAAACATCATTTTCATACTCATCTAATATCATTCTTTAACCTCTTCTAAATCAGCTTTATAAAAACCATAAGTTGAATAATCAGCCTTTAAATAACATCTATAACTTTTATTATTCCAATTGATTAAATCGTTAATTTCAACTTCATTTACTCCAACATAATGTACATATTCTAAGTTATAATCTATCTTGTCTTTTACTATCTTGTCTTTTACTATCTTGTCTTGAGGTATCGGTTTTAAAAACCCCATTATTTCAATATCTGTTATTGTTTCAACTGGGCGACCTTTTACTATTTCTGTTGTAACTCTTTTAATTACTAAAGGAATTGATTTTCTTAAAACAGTTCTTGCCATATTTGGTATCATTTTTCTAGCACCCAGTATTTTATTGAATTTTGTAATTGATTTGTATCTATCAATATAAATGGTGCATTTTTTCTTTTAACAGTTCTTGGATCCAGTTTTTTCCATTTTCCAAAACCACCAGTTTCAAAAGCTTTATCTATAACATATTCCTCGGCAAATATTCCTAGTCTTCCTAGTTCATTAATAGCTGTACCTTTTCCAGTTACTATCTTTTCCCAACTTCTATTTATTTGCTTGTTTAATTCAGCTTGTTTTTCAATAAAAGGCATTCTTAAAAAACTTCTTCTTGGAATGCCTTTTTTAGTTCCGAATTCGTGCCAAATTGCAACTTCTATAGTCTTGGGACCATCTATTTCATTTTCACCTTTTTTCTTTTTGTATGTACCTGCATCAGCTGGAACTCCAATTTTTACTTCATTTTTTAGTGCCGTTTTAGTTTCTTTCATAATTCTATGTAATAGTGTTAAATCATTTGGTTTTGGCTTCATACAAAAAAAGCCCCAATATTTTTAGAAATTAATTGTAGATATATTTGTCCGTAAATTGTAGATAGAAAAAAACTATCATTTAAAGAAGTATTTCCATTACCCATAAAGTAAGAAGTAGATACACCATCAACACTTTCACTTGCAACCGCAAAAGTTGGACTTGCTCCATTTAAAGATGATTGAATACTAATTGTTATTAAATGTGCAATTAAATATAAAATAGCTTCATCATCACAAGCATTACTTCCATACTCTGCACCATAATAGCATTTATAAGTAGTCTCAAACATTGGAAAATATTCATTTACTTTTTCAGTTGGTATCATTGGGAATTTAGCTTTAAAATCATCAATCATTGCCATTTAAAATCCTTTAATCTTAATAATGCCCTCTAAAAAGAGGACACTATAAAATTAAGCTTTTACTATAAAACCAATTTCAATAAATCTTTGGATTTTTTTGTCTTTTTTTAAATCTGATTCAGATATTTCAAATTTTCCTAATACTTCACCTTTTGTTTCAGTTTTACAACATCTTAAGGCATTTAATGTGTAAGTTTCATCTTCTTCATCAGATTCCAATTTTTCTTTTGGCTTTTCACCATCATCACCTAATATAAGAGAGATTAAGTCATCTTTTTTAAGATTTGAATATCCCTCTAACCCTAACTCTTTACATTTTGCTTTTAGTTCTTCAACTGTTAAAGCTTCCAATTCTTCTTTGTTCATATTTACTCCTATAACCCTGTTAATATTCTTCCAGCTTTATTTTCATTTACATCAAGACCAGCAATTCTATACTTAGCATCTGCTCTATATCCAAAGCTACCCTCAGGAACAGTTTTACCAATTAATAAAGGCATAGGAATTCTTACAGTCATTGCATCTTCACTTGTTGCATAAGCTACTGTAACAGATACACCATTTACAGAATTGGCTCTCCAAGAACTTAAGAAAGTAATTTCTGGGAAATCTTCTCTTAACATTGTTAAAACAGATTTCTCGCTTGTTTCAGGCTTCCATTTTTTAGAAGATATAATATTCATTACTTTTGTTGATGTAAGAACTCTATTTGCCATATAACCATTAGTATTATTTACTCCATTTTTTTGATCCGTAATAAGTTCAGCAAAAATATCATAAGCATCTGTTCCACTCATTGATGCAATATCAGAACCACTATCAGCTGTAAAACCAGAATAATTTAAAAGCCCTTGATTTAAAGTATTACCAACTGCTAAAATCTCATCAATTTCCTGTCTATAAATTTTATCTGTTGCTCCCAATAGCTTCTCAACAATGTTATAGTTACCCATTTTTGCTTGTTGGATTTCTGTATCTGTGTAGTTAATTGTTGCTTGTCTTTCAATAACACCAATCATTGCATCTTCTCCATCTAAAGATATTAAACCTTTGTTTGTTCCTCTATCAGTAGAATTAGCAAATCCACCTTTTTCTGAAATTCTTAATTTTTGGATTTGATTTCCATATCCCCCTGTATTATCAATAGTAATACCACTATTTAAAAATACATTGTCAGGATATAATTTTTGGAATATTTTAGGGTCTACATGTGTAAGTTGTTTACCTAATAAAATTCCATTTGCATCTTTAAAACTCTTAGCTACTGCTAAATGCTGAACTAAAGAATTCATGTCAATTAATTGTCTTAACTTCATTTTTTATTACTCCTTATTAAAGTTGGATAAAGATTTCCCAAACACCAGTTTTAATTTCTCTATTAAAATAACCTTTTACCTCTACATTGTCTGTTGCTGTTGTTGTAGCTTTTCCTAAATCAGCATCAACTGCACCACTATTTACTGCATAAATTTTTCCAAATTTAGCTGGTGTATCACCATTTTTTACTGCAACAGTTACTAAACCATAACTAACAACATCAACTTGATAAACTGTTCCATCACCACTTTTTACAAAAGTTTCTCCACTTTCAATAGCATTAACCACACTTTGTAAAACTAAACCAGCAACAACTGGAGTAGCACTTTTATCCATATTATTTAACTTATTACTTTTTATAATTGCAAATCTTCCAGCGTTTAATGGAGCATTATAATCAGCTGTATAAGTATCAATCTTCGCTGGTAGAGTAGGATTTAATACACCACCATCAACAGATACAATTTCCGTAAAATTTTGACTTGTAAAAGCACCCATTATTTTATCTCCTCATCAAATACTTTTAAAATATTTTCTTTAGCATCTTTAAAATCTATTACTTGATTTTGAGATTGTTGTTCTCTCTCTTTTAATAGTTTAAATGCTACACCAATTTCTGCATCTTTAAAAGTTTCATTTGGATATTCAGCTTTAACAACATCAGCCATAATAACTTCGTTCGATTTAGCTTTAAAATCATATTTTTCATCTAAGAAATTTTTAGCTTTTCCAATGATAGATGCTCTATCATTTCCATAATTAAGCATTGCATCTTTGAAAGTTTGACTATCCATAAAGTTTGAAACTGCTTCTTTATTTCCAGCTTTTGCATCTTCAATTTGTTTTAATAAAGATTTTTTCTCATCTTCAAATTTTTTCTCTAAATCTTCATCTTTTGTAGCTTTAGGAATAATGCTATCTACTGATTCAAGAACTAAAGCTTTATCTTCGTCCGAAATATTTGCTAAAAATTCTTTTAGTTTTGCCAACAACTCTTTTAAATCCATAGGTTTAACTCCTTTTTCATCTTTGAATTCACAAACACCACCACAACGACCAGCTTCAACTATTGCCAAATGATGTGGAACAATCTCAACCTGTTCAAAATCATAATCAGCACTTGGCAAGGTCTTAGCTGTGTAACCTAGTGATAATTGCTTATGGTTAAATTCTAACTTATCTTTAAATAGTGCTATTTCGTTTTTTATCGCTAATGTTGAAGCTAAACTATTGTCAATATTTTCCACTTCTTCACTATTTAAAATCTTCCCTTTTTTCAAATCTTCATCGATAACACCTTTTGGCTCAATATGATTTTCGATTAAAGGAATATTTATCAAACTATCTTTTAATGCTTTTATTGTTTCAGGACTTCGGTATATTTTAAATACTTTATCCAAAGGCTCTAATCCTAACTCAATCCCTAAATACTCTTGTACACCATCGCGAACAGATATAACAGTTCTCTTTTCAGCTGTTGCATTATCTGTAAATTTTATCTGTTGTGTGAACAATTTATCTCTAAAAGGACAAGGGCAATCTTTACTTAGATTTAATATCTCATTTTGTGCTAGTTCCTCATCTTTGAACCCTATTGAAATTTTGACCTCATCTTTGAAAATAAAATATAAACCATTTTCTAACTTTATTTTAAACATCTATTACTCCTAATCTTCTAAATCCATCACAAAAGTATCCCAACATCTGCAATTAATCTCTTCTCCTACTTCAAGTGATTTTCCGTCGCAAGAACTGTATAATTTTCCATCAACTGGGTAGGTCTTTCCATTTCTTGCAGTATGGCATTTCCTAGTTCTTGCACTCCCACTATTTCCACCAACTGCATTCCATTTTCTTTGAGTAAAACCTAAATTGGCTGCTCTTTTTTTATTTAGTTGAGAATTAAAAACCGTTAGTTCTTGTCTTGCTACTAATTTAGATTTATTTTTATTTTTTCCAGTTACATTTTCAACTTCTTCATAAAGTGTGTCTAAGCTTTGACCCATTGTCATTAGTCTAAGAAGATTATTACTCATATCTTCAATTGCTTTATCTCTTGTAGATTCTATTTGCAAAAGTGTTTTTAAGCTATTTGCATTAACAAAACTATTTAAACCATCAGTTTTGATAATATCTTTTATATTTATTCCAATATCTTTTTCAATAGCTTTATAAATATTTGATTGATTAGCTATATTTACTTTTAAATATAATGCTTTGATATATTTTTCTAATCTTTTGTTTGAAAATTGTTTTAATAGCATTCTTATAGCTATTCTCGATAATGTTCTAAATACAATTGCAAAATTTCCAACTTGTGCATCTTGGAATTTATTAATTGTTGAAACATTTAATTTATTTAAAACTTGATTTTTAAATCTCTCGCCTATTTTCTCATTCATAAAGGCTAAGAAGTTTTCAAGTTCAGCTTCAAAGTTTTCTGTATGTTTATATGCTCTTATTTCATAGCTTTTTCTTTTTGTAGTTTGCTTAAGGTATGTTTTTAAATCAAAGTTCATTTAATTACTCTGCATCTTCATCTTCATTAAAAATCTCATCAAAGCCCTTTTTTACTTCAACTTCAACACCTCTATCTTTTATATATCCTATATCATCCAGCCCTAACTGTTGAATTAGTAAAGCATTATTTAAAACCTTTGTTTCGTAATCTGCTCTCTCCGTTGGTGTGCTTTGATATTGTTCATTAAACCAAACAGGAGTTAAGCCCATAAATTCTAATTTTTTATTTAAAATTGGTAAGATAAAATCATTACCTAAATTTTTAACCATACTCCAAAAGATAGTTTCTTCTGTTTTACCTGATGAGTTTAACCCTTTTACATTCTCACCAACTAACCAACTTAAAGGTATTCCAGTTACTAAAGACAATCTTCTTAAAGTAATAGTATCAACACTATCTAATCCACTTAAATTTTGTGTCTCTGTTTTAGTGTCATCCTCTGAATCAAGTAATCCAGCACCATAAATTGACCTTAAATTTTCTAACCTATGGAAATAATCAACCAAATGCTTTTCTTGTTTTTGTTGTAGTTTATTCTTAAAGTCTTTTATTTTATAAAACATAGTTGAGATTTTTTCTACAAGTGTAGGGATTGCTCTTTCAATTACACTATCATTTATAAGTTGAGAATAAATAAGTTCAAATTCACTTATCCCACCATAATTATATGAACTTTTATCATCTTCTACTGGTTGATAATATTGAAAATCCATTACTCTACTATGATGTATTACTTGTGTGCCTATTCGATAGTAAAAAGGCTCGTTATACATCTCATCAAGTTCATTTAAAGAACTATCAATCTGTACAGTAACTTTTGCACCACTAAAAGCTTTAAATCTAACGGTTTGTAAATTAACTGATTTTAAAGGCTCGATAGGATTGCTATTTTTATCAATAATTACAACAACACCACGACCAAATGCCATCATGTATTCTGTTGCTTTTTTAAGTTCTCTCAACAATTTCTTATCAATAAATTTTAGGGTTTCTACTCCAATATCACCCTCTGCACTAAATCCCTCTTTATAGATATTTGAAGATTTAATATTAACAATTTTTCTACCAATCCCTAGTTTATAAATAGAGTTCAATTCATCGTTTGAAATTGCTAAAGAATAAAGCCTGTTTGTATTACTACCAGCTCTATTATTAGCTAACATATTAGTAAGAGATTTTAACCCATCTTTAAAGCTACTAAAAGAGAAATTCATTAAAAGCCTTTTTGATTTTATTATAACACTCAAAAAAAGGCTAAAAAATCATTTATCCGTTAATTGCTTCATAATCTAAAATATTGTTTTTGTATGCTATTTCTACACCATCAATTAAAGTATCTATGATGTCATCATTTTTAGAATTTGGAAACTGTTCATATTCACTTATAAAGTCAGTAACATTTGGTAAATCTTCAACAACATACAATCCGTATATTTCTAAATAGCTTACATTATTATTTGCTCTAAATACTTTATCAACATTCCTTTCAACTTCAAAAACCATAAAACCATCATCTTTCATTCTTTGAAATAAGTCAACTCCACTTGCTTTTTGTTCAATGTGCATTCCCTGGAACGGATATTTATTATTTCTGTTATAAAAGTCTCTTGCTGTTACTTCTCGCTCCTTTGATAATGGCTTACCTCTGAACATATCCAAATAATATAATCTATTCTCAAATACTCCAAATGCACTATAAACTGTGTAGTCATTCTTTTCATTATTCTTTAAAGCTGTATCAACAGTAATAAAATATCTTTCAAAAATGATAGTATTAATAACCTCTCGAGATACATATTTAATCCAGGAAGTTTTAAAGATATTCCCACCTTTGATGATTGGTGATTGTTGGAACTGAGAGTGGTAATAATCTGAGTTATTAGCCTTTATAGTCATTAACTTGTTATATGGATAATATTCTTCCCATAATGAGCATTTATTTATTTCATCAATTATTTCTACTTTATAATGGGTCCATTCATTTTTATCACCAAAAGTATTATTTAATATAAGCCCTACAAGGTCATTAGTATGTAATCTTTGCATAATTATAATTATTGGAGTATCTGGCTTATTTTTTCTATTTGACAATGTGGTTTCAAACCAATCTTTAACTTTATCAAGTTTTAATAAACTTTCTCTATCGTCTGGCTTTAATGGATCATCTACTCCAATAAAACCACCCCATCCATCTTTTTTAAGTCCAGCACCAAAACCAGTAATTTGTCCAAAACTTGATACTGCATAAAGTCCACCATCTAAATTAGTTTTCCATAGTTTTTTGGCTGTACTATCTTTTTTTGTTTCAACACCAAATAAGCTATAATGTTCTTTACTCATAAGCATATCTCTAATAGCTTGTGAATTATTAGTCACTAACATATCTGAATATGAAGTCATAATGTTTTTACTTTCAGGATGTTTTGTTAAGGTCCACTCACAAAAAGTGTTTAAAATTTCAGTCTTACCACTTCTTGGAGGCATATTAATAATCAAGTTTTTAATGTGTCCTAAATAGACATCAACTAATAAATTACAAATATCAATATGAAACTGCTTTAATATTATCTTTGAGTTATATTTTGTTTTAAAGGACCATCTAAGATATCTTTTAAAATCTTCTAATAATATCCCTTTAAGTGCTATATCATTCATCAATAATCACTTTCAAACTCGCTTAATGTTTTAAGGATAATATCTTTATTCAATTCTATATTTGTTTGCTGTGCATTTGTATTTTGAATATTTACCTGACTGCTTGAGTGTCTTTGATTTACATTTGTAGTTATAGATAGTTTATCAACTGCATTTGCTAATTTTTCAGTATCATTTGCATTAATATATCTTTCTTCAAATTGTTGCACTCCATCGCCTACTGATACCTTTTCTTCGACTTTACCTTTTTTCAGTATTCCATCAATAGCATCAAGTATTTTAAATGAAGTATCATATATTCTAACTCTTTTATTATCCTCCGAAAATTCCTTTTCTAATCTATACTTTACAGCCTTATCTATTTCTGTTATTTCTATCGGACTTAACTCGGACTTTTTGACTTTTTCAAGCATTAGTGTAGCTTCGACAAAATCGGCATTTTTAGGCTCTATGTTTTCGGTAATATTTCTTATTGTTTTCTCATCAACTTTATATGTTTTTGCTAATGCTGATTTAGTATATTGACCTGTTTTCCATTTAGCAATAATATTGTTCTTTTGTCTATCTGAAAGCTTTGCCATTATTAAATCTTTTCAAATATAAAATTAATTTTAATAAGTTTTGGTTTTGGTAAAATATTTATTATTATTGCTTCATCTTTTTTTTCCATTATTCAAACTCCATCATAAAATCTAAAATATCTATTTGCTCTAAAGTTAAAGCCTTATAGTTATCAAAGTGAAAATCAAAAATAGATTTACTATAACAACTATAAGCACACTTAGAAAAGCTATTGTAAAATCTTAATTGCTTTTCTTTATATCCATTATTCCAGCACCAAATAGGTTGATTGTTATATAGTTCTCTTTTTTTATCACAATGTACTAATTTTAAATTACTATCATTAAATTCTAAATCATTTTTTAAATTGTTTTTATTTTTAATAAACACTACTTCAAAATCAATTTCATCATTAAACTTATAAACATTGCCATCGATGTCTTTTTTAAATATTGGAAATTCAACTTTATTTTCAAAAATTTTATTTAATATTTTTTCTTTTTTTAAAATTACTAGGTCCTGAAGATTTTTTAATGTATTTGTAGGTAAATCTAATAAATACTCACAATAATTAAAAAGCAAATTAAATTTGCCCTCTTCTACTTTTTTGTAAACAACATTTGGTCTTTCATTAGTCCCTATTTGTTTTCGTATCAATATCATTGCGACTGCTAAATCTTCTAAATTGTCATCAAATAAATCTACGCATTGATAAAAAGAATTCAAATGCTCTTTGTTAATTTTATTTTCTTTTAGTATTGCTAATGTTTGATTTGGTGATGACATTTTGTTTAATCCTTAATATAATTGTCTATCTCTTTTATTGCTGCACTACTTCCATAGCAAACAATAGCCTTATAACCTTGCTTATTTAATAGTTCAATCCATTTTAGCTGCTGTACTGATACTTTAGAATTTTTAACTCTTTTCATTTCAATAAACAGTCCATGATATGTTTTGCTTGGCATTGGTATCATCAAATCAGGAATTCCACTAACTAACCCCTCTTTCTTTGCTCTCACTCTTGCTGTAAGACTTTTATAACTTCCATTTGGGATATGAAAGATTGGAATTTTTCTTAGGTTGCAATATTGAATAACTAAAGATTGTTCTTGGTGTTCTGTTGGAATTGGCTTAGACATTTGTAACCTTTGAATTTTGAACAAAACTTTCAATCAACTGTTGTCCATTTTTTGGTTTTTTTGTAGGTTCTTTTTTCACAATTCTTTTAAGTAGAGAATATTCACATTCAATATTATCAAATAAAAATTGTTTATGTTCTTTGTGTAGAATTTCTTTATCATACCAACCATGATTGTATGTTAATAGTTTTCCACTTTCTGAATCTGCTCTATTTTTTGCCCTATCATATAAAATTGAGTATGAAATATCGCTAATCTCTTTTGCTGTATAAAGTTGTTCGATAACTAGTCTTTCATCTATTATTTTTGTTCTGCCTTTTAAAAAACCAGTAAAGTATTCTCTTTCTTTTTTCCATAAAAGACTTAAAATATTAATATTGTAATTAGGATATTGAGAGTAACAAATTTCAATGATTTCTATTTTTCTTTTTAAATCATTCATTTCATACTCTGGATAATAAAATTCTCCATCTTTAAAAAATATAAACTCACAAAAATACATTCTATGTTTATATTTTGCTTGAAATTTTTTTAAATGTTTTTCATCTAATACCACAAAAACTCTAGATGCAATCTTTGAATAATCAAAGATTTGTCCATCTAATCTATCGAAAGTATCTCTGTTAGATTTAATTTCGGTAAATAAAATTTTATTTGGCAGAAATGTAGCTAAATCTGGTCTTGTTCTTAAACTACCACCACTAAATTCATCAAAAGTAAAGCCATTAGAAAAACTCTTTTTTAATAATATTTTAAAAGCTTCTCTTATTTCTTTTTCATTACTTATATTAGTTTTATTAGTCATTTATTTACCCTCATAGTTATAAATTCCATAAATAAATATAAATATGAAAAATAGAGTTATTGGAATATCGTACCAATAGAATTGAACTTTTGCACCGTGCATTTTTTCTATATTTGCCAATAATAAAGCTATTGATTGATGAATTACAATTAAAACAAAAGCATAAAGCAAAATATTTTCTAAACCAAGTTTTATTATCTTTTTTATAAATTCATTTACCATCATTTACTCTCCAATTCACTAATAAATTTACAAACTGTTTTATTAAAAAAATTCTCACTCACAACTTCATCATAGACAAGATGATTTGATTTGTTATATATTTTCATAACTCTGTTTCTATAATCAAAAACTATCTCTTTTATCTCTGTTGGGTTAAGTCTTCTTCTCATATAACACCACCTTGCAATTTTTTAATAGTTTCTATTCCCTCAAAGTTCTTTTTATTATCATTTGCTAATTTTGGATATTTTATATAAAGTGCTTTTTGACTAACTATTCTTTCTATTTCATTTTCTAATTTAGGTATATTGCTATTTGTTAAGTCATAAATAGCTCTAAAACCAATTATCTTACAAATTTCAATATCTTTATCGTTTAAAACCTTTTCGTAAGTTTTAGATAGGTTTATTGTGTTTAAATCCCAACCTTTAGAATTTACTAAAAAACTTAACTCAAAACCAAAACTTGTAAGTTTAGATAATAATCTCGTTGTGTAGTTATAAACTTTTTGTTCTGTTTCAAAATCTAGTTTAGGTTTATTTTCTTCTCTAAACTCTTTCACTATTGCTAAAAACTTTTGATAACCAGTTAAAAATCTAAATCTTTCATAGTTGAATTTTTCTTTTATAAACTTTCTAAGTTCTACAAGGTCATCAATCGTGCTTAGTTCAGCTTCAATATCCATCATTGTAATATCATCATCAATCGAAATATTTAAAATCTGTGCAAAATGTAAAGCTAATTTATTCTCATTTAAAAATATATTTTGGCTCATTACATCACCTCTACATCAAGAATATTGCTATTCTTGTTTTCTTGTGCTTGTGCTTTTCTCTGGTAGTAATTTTCGATAAAAGCTTTTGTTTTGTCTTGTTTTGAAACTTGATTTATTTGTCCATTTTTTCTTACTTGAGTTTCTGTTACTTCAACCTGATAATCCAAATAAACCTTATCTCGAATGAAGAAAAATAGTTTTTCTGGCTTCTTATTGCTAAGTTTTAAGGCTTTTGCATAGTTCATAATCCCAATAAGCATTTTTGGAATATCTTCGCTTCTCATAGCAATTTGGTTAAAACTACTTGGTTCTTGTATGTCGCTATGCTTGTTTGAAATTCTTTCTCTGTAAGTTTCAATAACTTCTCTTGGATTTTCATCTTCAAGTTTTTTATTTTCATTTTTAGAAAAAGAGAGAGGGATATTTTTTTCTTCTTCAAAATTTGCATTAGTTAAATTACTATTACTCTCTCTTTCTTTCATGTTAGTATTTTTATATATTCTAGTATCTTTATATGTCGGATTTTTTTCCGAGTGATTTTCGGATTTTTTTCCGAGTTTATTCGGAAAATTTTCCGAGTTTTCATAAGTATTCGGATTTTTTTCCGAGTGATTTTCACTAAAAAATTCATCTTCTGTTATAGTTTTAGTATTATTTTCAGTAAACAAATTTTTAGCTTTTTGAGTAAAAGAAATTAAATCTTTACCATCTTTTTTGATATATAAAATAAAGCCATTTTCTGTTAATTCTTTTAAATATCTGTAAACTGTATCAGCTTTCAAATCTAAAGCTTTTAATTCATCAACAATTTTATTTCTTGAAATATGGTAGTAAGGTTTATTATCTACAACTATAACATCACTCCAAGTTGGTGCAATAGATAATATATCAAGCATACACCACTTAGTCATATTTAGATTGTATTTGATCATTAATGGTTGGTTTAGAGTTATTGTGTATTTCATTTTTCTTGCTCCAATAACTCTGGGTTTTCGTAGATGTTGCCTATAATCTCTAATTGACTATCTATTGCACTAAAATTAAATTTTCCACTCATTGTATATTTTGCTAAAGAGCTTGAATATTCAACAAGACAAGGTTTGTTTTTCATATATGGAGCATATAAAATATCACCCTCATAAATCTCAACTCCATTTTTGTCTTTTAATCCTGTGTATTGCATAAATATAATTTCTTTTTCTAATACTTTTAAAGGTATCGTATTGTCTTTTTGGTGTATCATTTTCTGTAAGCTCATAGGTTTAATCATTTTATCACCAAACCACGCTCTAAACTTAATCTCTCTCATATCAAATCCCCTAAACTCAATCCATTAATTAAAGTCTTAGCTTCATCAAATTTTAAAATAGGAAGTTCGTTATATCTTGGTAGATTAAATCTATTTTTAACAGCTTTCCAAACTCTACTATGAAGTTTTCTAATCATTTCATTATCATTTTCTAAATCGTGTTTTTTAGCTAATTCATAAACCTTTTTATTTTTTAAATCTTGTAGTTCTTTTTCTTGCCAGTTTTCAAGTCTTTTTGATTTTTCAAGTTCTGATAATCTATTCTCTTGTTTTTGTTGTATATTTTCCAATTCTTGCATTTTTTGTGCAGATTGAATTATTAAATCAAGAGTTGTTTTTGGTTTATTTTGATTTTCTAATTGTTCTAATCTATCAACGATTTTCATAAGTAGTGTGTTATTTAATTTTGCACCAACTGCGATTGCTTGTTTTTTAGTTAATAAATAAGTTTCTATTTCTCTAACTGCACCATTTCCAACAGTTATACAAGTCGAAAAATTAGCGACTTGTCCAAAGCTTGACTCTAAAGTTAATTTATCAACTGTTCTCATAGCTTTATTATGTTCAACAGATATTAAATCTGTAATCTCTTTTAGTGTGATTTTTATCTCATCTTTTGTAAAAGTAGAGTTTATTTGTATATTTGCACTCATAAGCTTGTACCTCCCAGCACTATGTCTTATTAAGTAGCAATCAATCCCCGCTGTACTTGGAGGATTTAAAGTGTAAGATTGACTGCTTAATAAGAACACTTAAAAAGCAACTTTGATATAATTAAGTTGCACCATATATGGGGTGTTTTAAATTAGAGTGAGAAAGGACGCCAATCAAAACTCACTCTAATCCAATATAGGAAAAATATTTTAAAACACATTAAAGCTAAATAGCTTTTGTTAGACATATAGAAATATAGGAAACTATATGCCTAATCAAAGCTACTTTATGCAAATAGCTTGATTTCTTTCTCACCTTTCAAATTCAGATGATTTAATTTAATTTTTGACTTTTTATCTTTTATATTTTGGAACTGTTTTGCAAATCCGTTTAGTATTAGTTTCATCTTTAAACTCTTTTAATTTATTCACTCTAAAGTGTCCTTTGATATAATCTTGTTGGTCGCAAAAAATACACAAAAAAGGACACATTGCAATGGAAAAAACTCCAATGACAAAAGAAGAAATAGCTTTAGAACTTGTTAAGCTTATTGCTCCAACAGAAAAGCCTGTAGGTGCTATGATGAATAATATGCTTAACTATTCAGATATAGTTGCAAAAGCTTATAACCATATCTTAAAAACTATTTCTAATTCTCCTAGATCAGAATAATTCTTTAGGAATATCATACGAAGCTATTAAAATATTTATAATTTTTCTAGCTTCACCTTGATTTTCACCAATTATCTCTACTATCTTTTTAACTTTTTCAAGTCTTTCATTTTGTTCTATTTTTTCATTCTCATTATTTGGCATATCTAACTCCTCTTATAAATTTGCTTTTGTTTCTTCAACTCTTAAATAAAGCAACTTAGCCTGACCATATAGTTCTCTAACTTCTGGAACTATTGGTAAAATCTCATTTAATGCAATTTCATTATCGCCATCAAAGTGTTTATTCATCTTTTCAATAATTTTTCCCATTTGTGCAGTTGCTTTTAAAATATCTTGTTTAAAACTATCTTCATTAAAAATCTCAATATTTTTATACCCTCGTAATTCGTTATAAAGGATTGCAAGTTGAACATTATTAAATCTCTTATTTGTATCATTAAAGAAATTTCTAAATGTTTGCTCTGGGTGAGTTCCACCTATTCCCAATAAAGTGGAAAAATATCCAGCCCACTTTACACCTTTAGCATCAGAAAAAGCTATAAGATCAGCTTTCAAATCCACATATTGTTTATCTTCTTCTTGCGTCTTCATTTACTTTTGCTCCTCACAAACCTTTCCATTTGGTTTTGGTTTTTGTATATTTTCAGAGAGAAAAGATTTTCCAAAAAATTTAATTTGAATTTCTTTATCTGTAAAAATTTCGATAGGTACATTTAAATCTTCACTAACTTTTAATGCAGAAGATAACTTAATTGCTCTTTTCCCAGTTAAGTACCTTGAAACAGTAGAAAGTTCACATTTAAGAATGTTTTTTATTTGTTCTTGGGTAATTTTTTTCATAGAGATATATTACCAATATGGAAATTAAATAAAGCTTAAATTATTACCAATTTGGATATTTCCAGTATGGTATAATAAATCACTAAAATATAAGGAAGCAAATGGGTGTAGGTTCTAATATTAAACAGATTTTAAAAGATAAAAAAATATCACAAAAAGATTTTGCAGATATGATAGAAGAAACAACTGTAAACTTAAATAGATATTTAAATGAGCAAAGAAATATACCAGTCTCTTTATACCCTTTAATTTCTAAGGCTTTAAATATGAGTATTGATGAAATAATGGGTAATCAGTCTTTATCTTCAAGACTCGTTCCTCTGATAGGTAAATCATCTTGTGGAAAACCAAAAGATTATGATTTAAGTAACTATGAGCCTGTTTCTGTTCCTCTTGATATGTATATAGATGGTATGTATGCTGTTGAAGCTGATGGAGATAGTATGGCTCCGAGAATAAATGATGGGGATATAGTATATTGCATACCAAACCAAATTATAGATAATGGTAAAATTGTACATTATTGGTTAAATGGTGAAAGTGGTATTAAAAAATATAAAATTAATGAAGCTGGAACAATAATATCTTTACTGCCTTTAAATCCTGACTATGACATTATAACTATACATTGTGATGATAATTATGATTTAGTTATGGCTAGAGTAATTGGAAGAATAGATAAAGATTTTTAAATTAAACAAACAAGGAGATATAATGGAATTAATAGAAAAGATAAAAGAACTTTCTCAAAGAGTTAGTAGTTTAAAGGATAATGTACTTACGGAGGAAGCAACAAAGCATTCTTTCATTATGCCTTTTATTAGTGCTTTAGGATATGATATTTTTAATCCAACAGTTGTTGTACCAGAATTTACAGCTGATATAAGTAAAAAGAAAAATGAAAAAGTTGATTATGCGATTATGTATAACAATCAACCACTTATTTTAATTGAAGCTAAATTACATACAGAAAATTTAGATCTTCATGCTACACAATTAGAAAGATATTTTACTGTTACAGAGTGTAGATTTGCAATTCTTACAAATGGTATTGAATATAGATTTTTTACAGATTTAGAAAAACCAAACAAAATGGATACTACTCCATTTTTTGCATTTAATATCTTAAATCTTAAAGATAGAGACATTAGAGAACTTGAGAAATTTATAAGTTCAAATTTAGATATAGACAAAATTTTAGCAAGTGCAGAAAATAAAAAATATGTAAGTGCTATTAAAAGTATATTTAAAGAAGAAGTAAAAGAACCATCAGATGACTTTATAAGATTATTCGCTTCAAGATTAACAGATAAACCTTTAAGACAAAATATCTTGGATGAGTTTAAAGCATATGTAAAAACTGCTTTTAATGAAATTGTTACAGATATGGCTCAAGATAAGATAAATTCTTTAAAAAGTAAATTAACGGTTGAAATAGACAGAACAAAAGAAGAAGATGATAATAATAAAGAAGATGATAACGGTATCGTAACAACAGAAGAAGAAATACAAGGTTTCTTCATAGTTAAATCTATTTTAGCTGAAAAAATTGATTTAGAGAGAATAGCTGCAAGAGATACTAAAAGTTATTTTGGAATTTTATTAGATGATAATAATAGAAAATGGATAGCAAGATTATATTTTAATACTAGGCAAAAATATATATCATTCCAAATTGAAGATAAACAAGAAGAAAAATATCCTATTGAAAAGTTACAAGATATTTATAATTTTAAAGATAAACTTATTACTGTTATAGATAGATTAAATTCTTAAGATGATAGGCAGATAAAATAAATAGGAAACATAAATTAAATTAGGGGATTAGAAATTGAGAAAGAAACAAAAAAATATTAATAATAGAAGAAAATATATTAGAAAAAGATGGCTAGTAATAGAAAAAAGTAGATCTTTACTAAAAGATCATTATGTTACGCCAATTGACTTTAATAAAATCAGAAAATATGAAAAAAGAAAAAGTAGAATTGCAAAAAGAACTAAAACTCCTCCATTATCAAACTTAGAATTGGGGATTAAAATAGATTTTGAAGATAATATAAATAATCTTTTTAATATTACTAAACAATTTAAAAAATATATAAATTCCCATATAAGAAAAGGGTTTAAAATAAATCACAATGAATTAAAAGAGGTATCAATTGATGGTTTATTATATCTTGTAAGCCAAATTACAAAAATTACAAATATTTCAAATATTTCAAATACAAAAAAGGATAAACCAAAGAATAAAGATTTAAAATATAATAAAAGATTTGGGCTTCAGAATGCTGATGATAAATTAAAATATTTATTTCATAGTATAGGATATTGGAATTATTTCGGAATAAAAAAGCCATATGAAATCCCACAAAACATTGAAGATAACTATTTTTTATCTATAAAAAGTTCTACTATAAGTGATATAAAATCTTTAAATTATATTAAAAATTTTATAAAGGATCAGGTTTCTATTTTTGATGAATATGAGTTGGAATATAAATTAGATGATGCTATCAAAGAAGCAATGGGAAATTCTTTAGAGCATGGTTATCCAAAAGATTTTATGGAAATTGGTAAAGATAAAGGAAGATGGTGGATATGTGGGCATTTTGATAATAAAACGAAAATACTACAAATAATATTCTATGATTATGGTATTGGGATAAGAGAATCTATAAGTCGAAATATGGGTAAAAATGCAGAAAAAGAGATGTGGGACAGAATTTCAGATAATGTATTTAAAAATGATGCTGATTTAATAGAAGATGCTGTACAAGGACAATTATCTAAATATAAACATTACTCAGAGAGAGATAGAGGAAAAGGATTTAAAAGATTTCAAAATTTAGCAAAAAGTTTAAACTTAAATTGTGAACTTAAAGTAATATCTGGTAAAGGTAAGTATATATTTACTTATGATAAGATTACAAAAAATAAATATACAAATAAATATAATTTAGATAATTCAATAGATGGAATGTTAATTATGTGGAAAATTGAGACGGGAGATATAAATGGATGATATAATTTATTATGATTTTGCAAAAGAATTTACTCCAAACCCTGGACTAAGATTTAGAAGATTAAGTGATTTTTCTGGTGAAGAATTTAGAGAAAGTGTTTTAGAAAGAATATTTAAAGAAAAGAAAAAGATAACTATAAATGTAGAGGGAGTAGAAAGTTCTTTAGGTTCTTCTTTCTTGTCTGAAGCATTTGGGACTATTGCCGTAAAATATGGCTTAGAAACATTCAATAATACTGTAAAGATAGATATTTCTACACCAAAAGGTAGAGTTACTAATACTGAAATGATAGAAAGAATAAATGAAGCAATAAAGAAGCATAAATTAAGTGGAAAAAAATAATTTTATTGATGTTATAGCTATTATTATTTCTTCTGCTTCTGCTCTATATACATTTTTTGCTACAAGACAAGTTAGGCAAAATGCAAAAGAAAGTTTTAAAAATAATCTTCGAGACAAAATAAAGTCTATTAAATATGAAATATTTAAAATAGAAAAAAATAAACTTGGACATAGAGAATCTACTATATTTATGGAGTCAATAAGAGATCTAATGATTTATCAACAATATACAGAAGAAAAAAAAATATATCTAAATAAGGAAGCTAATAAATTTTTATCAGAACTTCAAGAAGATATTGAAGATTGTATAGGGATATTATTAATTAATGATGATGATGAATATAGAGACACTACTATAGAGAAGATAAACCAATTTTTAGAACTAATATAAATATTTAGTTCTTCTTCCTAAACTCCCAAGGGGCTATTGGATTTTTATCAGTCCAAAGCCCTTTTTTATTTTCCCTTGCTAACTTTTCAGCTTCATAATAATCTTGATTTTTTGAATACTTTTTATAAACCCATGCATAGCCATCTTTAACCTGTTGCAAATTAATATCTGTATTGTTATAGTAAATAGTTCCAAGTATTCTTTTATATTTATCTTTTGTTTTATACTCTACTTTTACAGTTTTACCAGCAATATATTTATCTAAATTATCTTTTGACTTATTCCCAAAGGCTTGTTTTTTTTCAGGAGCATCAATATCATTTAGTCTTATTTTATGTTGGATTTTATCATCTGTTATGATTGTTATTGTATCACCATCGGATATTTTTATTACCTTGCCTATAAGTTCAAGAGAGAACGAATAGGAAGATAATATTATGAGTATGGTTAGAGTTTTTATTATTTAGCCTTATTTATAAATATTCTTTCAACATTAGTTGTATGGTCTTTTTGATTATATGTACATTTATATTTAGAGGTAAATTTTTGTTCTACTCCATAATCATTTTTACCAGTAAAGCTTGATTGGAATACAAAAGTATTGATATCTACCCATTGTTCAACTAAATATTCATCTAAAGATACACTTTTAAATGTAGTTTTATTTGATAATGAGTTTTCATTGTTTTGATAAGCAGTTCTTATGCAACTATTTTTAACTTGTAATCTTGTATTATAAAAATTCATTTTATCCTTATATTCTTTATTGCTAGGATAATATTCGCTTAGTTTTTTATATCCTCTATAATTTTCTTCTATCGACAAAATTGGAATCGATTTTATATTTTGCTCTAATTTTTGTATTTCTTCTTGCTTATCTTCTTTATTTGATACAGTAAAAAATACAACAATAAATATAAATATTACAATATAAAATGCTTTTTCTAGTGGTGTTTTTTCTTTTTCTACCTTATTAAAAGATTTATAACTACTACTATCGGCATTATCATTTGTTTCTTGAATAAATTTAGTATCTATAAAAGTTTCACTATTACAATATGGACATCTCTTCTTACTTAAAAGCCAAACAATTAAACCTAACCCCATGCTAAAAAAGATAAATATTATCCAAATCGCAGTCATAGGTCTTTTGGGCTTTTCAAACTTATTTTTACAAGTCATACACTTATACATTACAACCCCTATTTTATTTAATAATAGATTTTATCCAAAACCCTTTTAATTCTAAGTTAGAAATATTTATTTCCAAATTGGTAATAATTTAAGCTTTATTTAATTTCCATATTGGTAATATTCTCTTATCAAAACACATAACACATTATGTAAGTTCTTTCAAGAGTCATTTCTCAAACCCATTGTTAAAAATCCACAAGAATATATTTCCATTTAAATATACATTGAAAGCGAAAATTAAAGCGTGAGTGGTATCAGTCGCCTTAGGGTTAAAGATTGATTTAGTTTATTGAGGTCTGTACTACACCAAGAAAAGAAAGTAGGAATTTATTTAGATTTAATCAAGAGAACAGTTTAACAATATTTATGTAGTTTATATGAACTTCTTCAAACAAGCTAATAATCCGGTTAGCGATTGGTTTCTGTTCTCTTTGTTAAGTCTAAAATTTAAAGGAGAAAAGATGACATTAAAAGATTTAGGATATGAGTTAAAAAAAGATGGTGACAATTTAAGTGTTGGTGGATATTTAGACCTTAGAGAAACTGGGATAACAGCTTTACCTGACAATTTAAGTGTTGGTGGATATTTAGACCTTAGAGAAACTGGGATAACTAGCCTACCTGATAATCTAAGTGTTGGTGGATATTTAGACCTTAGTAATACTGGGATAACTAGCCTACCTGATAATCTAAGTGTTGGTGGATATTTAGACCTTAGTAATACTGGGATAACTAGCCTACCTGATAATCTAAGTGTTGGTGGAAGTTTATACCTTAGTGATACTGGGATAACTAGCCTACCTGATAATCTAAGTGTTGGTGGATATTTAGACCTTAGTAATACTGGGATAACTAGCCTACCTGATAATCTAAGTGTTGGTGGATATTTAGACCTTAGTGATACTGGGATAACAGCTTTACCTGACAATTTAAGTGTTGGTGGATATTTAGACCTTAGTAATACTGGGATAACTAGCCTACCTGATAATCTAAGTGTTGGTGGAAGTTTATACCTTAGTAATACTGGGATAACAAATTATCCTTTAGTGCATAATTGTGGTATAGGAAGTAGGACCATCTATTTAGATCGTAACGATAAGAATATTATTTGTATCGGTTGCTTTAGAGGTACACAAGATGAAGCAATACAAGCAATAAGTGAGAAATATAAATACAACCATGATGAAAGAGATAAATATATTCAAAATGTAAAAGATTGTTTTGGTTTATGGGAACAATTAAAAGGAAAACAACATGAATAAAATTATAAGAATGCTGAAAACAGCAAGAGCAATGTTCATAATCGCAAAAGAGCGAAATGAATTAGAAGTAGCAAGATTTTGGGGCAATGAATGTATTAAATTAAGTTCAAAATTAAAGGGGTATTGATATGAGTGCATTAGAAAGTTTTGAAATAGATACAGTAAGAAAAGAGGATCAAGAAAAATTCACAAAAGAAGATGAAGATAATCTTGATGAATTTGTCGGAATGTTGCAAGATGCCTTTTGCTTTGGCAATAAAAATCTTGATGAAGATTTAATTTATATTGCATTAGAAAAGACATTTAAAGAGTATTTTGATGGTGTAGATATAGAGATAAGAAAAAACTACATAAAAAAGTTTTTACAAGTTAGTTAGTAAAGGTTGAATAAATGAGTGCAAGAGATTTTATTGATGTTGAAATCCCCTCTTTAAAATCAAAAATTAAAGAGGGTGTATTCTTTGATATGCCAAATAAAGAATATCACGAAATAGACGGTTTAAGTTCTACACAGTTTCAAGATTTGGATTTGAGTGTGGCTATATATGATAATAGGCATTTATTTAGATATGAGAGTGAAGCTTTAGTTTTAGGAAGTTTAAATCATACAGCTTTATTGGAACCACACTTATTAGATGATTACATTGAAACTACAACTAAAACTTTAGAAAGTGCAGCAACAGAAAAAATTAAAAAAGAAAATCCTAATAAAGAAGTTGTTCCTTTAGGAAGTATAGCTTTAGCAAAAGAGAGAGCAAGTAAGGTTAGTTTAGTTTTTGGTGCTTACATCGAACAAAGTCTAAAAGAAGTCAGCTTTATTGTACTTGATGAAGCTTTAGGGCTTTATAGAAAATGTAGGGCTGATATTTGGTTACCAAACCACGGGCTAGTTTTGGATTATAAAACATCTAAAGAACATAGACCAGAATTATTTAGAAAAAACAGTATAAGCCAATATAACTATGACATTCAAAGTGCTTGGTATATTGACACTATAAATATGTGCATTGAAAAGTTTAATTTACCTTATCCAAAAGTTAGTCAATTTGGTTGGATTGTAAGTCCAAACTATGAGCCTTACAAACCTTTTGGTGGTGTTGCAATGCCTGATGTTGTAGAAAAAGGAAGAGCGAAATATACAGCTTTGGTAGATAAATACATATCTGTTAAGTTTGAAAATGGACAAGATGAACTATTTAAAAGTTTTCATACAGATGAGTATTTGAGAAATATGAATAATTAAAAAGGTAAAAAACAATGAAAAAAGACAGGAGTAATCATATAAGAAATAAAGAAATTTTAGAAGATAGAAATTTTAGAAAAATGACACATAAACAAATAGCTGAAAAACATAATATTTCTTATTCTCGTGTAAAACAGATTTTAGACACATTAGAAAAAAACAGTTAAAGGAAAAACAAAATGAGCAAAAATGATTTAGTAGTAAGAGAAAATGAAGCTAAAGCTTTAATCTCTCAAAGGCAAAAACAAATTAGTCTTTTAGTTGGCGATGATAAAATCAAAGCAAGTAAGTTTATGAGTGCTTTAGTTCAACTTTCACAAAACAAAAATTTGATTGATTGCAAAGTAGATAGTGTCGTAGATGTTGGTTTTCAGATTGTACAAGCTGGATTAAATCCAAATCCTTTATTTGGTCAAGCTTATGTTGTGCCATTCAAATTAAAAAGTGGCTTTACTGTGGCACAACTTCAAATTGGTTATAAAGGATGGATACAATTAGGATATAGAGCTGGTTGGAAATTTAAAGCAATTCCAGTTTATAAATGTGATGATTTTAAATATGCTTTTGGTGGCTTTGAAGATGATATTTCATTAACTCCTGATTATGACTCAAGAAATGAAGAAGATGGTAATTGGGTATTTAAAAATTTAGTTGGTGTTATTGTTTATGCTAAAGACAAAAATGATTATATTGTTACTGAATTTGTACCATTTGGAAAACTTGAAAAAATAAGATTAAAATCTCAAAATCAAGTTAAAGATAAACTTCAACATATTTGGCTTGAATGGGCAGAGGAAATGTACAAAGCCAAATCACTTAAGTATGTTATCACAAGATTACCAATTCAAGATGAAATTATTCTTGAAACAATACTAAATGAAGATGGCACATATCGTGTAGATGTTCCAAATATTGAAAAACAAGAGCCAAAACAACAAAACATCAACGATATTAATGCTTTAGCACTACCGACAGCAAAACAAGAAGAAAGCAAAGATATAGAAATAGATTTTGTTCCTGATAGCTTACCTGCTCCAAAAGAGCGACTAAGACAAGAATTAATCAAAAGGGGGCTAACAGAAGAAGAAACGGGGAAATGGCTTTACAATAAATCTGATGATGTTTATGTATCTTACTTAAACGACCCAGCAAGTATCGATACAATTTTGGAAGAGATACAAGGTTTTTAAAAAACTGGTGCAATAAGTCGAGCCAGTAAATTATCTCCTTTATTTACATTTTAGAAAACTGCTTAATTCGACTAAAACTAAAACGGTTCACAAGGATTATTTTTTTGTAGAGTGTAAAACTTTAGAACTAAAATAGTAGCCCTACCTCCTTGGGGCTACCAATAATCAAACATCAAAATATTTTGTTTTTATAAAGTCCATTTAGTATGGGCTTTTAGAGATAAGAAAGGATTTGTTATGCACTTAAAAGTAGCTACAGCGTTTAGTGGTGGACTTGCTGCAGTTGAATTTGCATTAAAGTATGAAAATATAAACCACGAGATAGTTTTTGCGTGTGAGTTCGATAAATATGCAAGAGAACAATATTTAAAATTCCACAATGATCCACAAACTTTTTATAAAGATATTAGAGATTTAAAAGCTACAAAATATTTAAATCAAATTGATCTATTTGCTTGGGGTAGTCCTTGTCAAGATTTATCTTTGGCGGGAACAAGAAAAGGATTTAATGGCGATAAATCATCACTTTTTAGAGAAGGGGCAAGAGTTCAAGCTGAAATGAAACCTAATATCTTTATCTTTGAAAATGTTAAAGGCTTATTATCTAGCAATAGTGGAGCAGACTATAAAGAAGTTTGCGACACTTTTAGAACTCAAGGCTATCATATAGTAACTTTACAAATAAATACCAAAGATTTTGGAATACCACAAAATAGAGAAAGAATTTTTATCATAGGTTTTTTAGATATAGAAAAATATCATAGATACAAAGAGCCAAAACCTTTTAAATTAACAAAAAGATTAAAAGATGTACTTGATGTAAAAGTTGATAAGAAATACTTTTTATCTGAAAAGATGGTCCAGGGATTTATGAAGCATAAAGAAAAACATCTAAAAAAAGGAACTGGATTTATTTGGAATCCTAAAAATGGTGATGATATAGCAAACTGCCTTAGAGCAAGTCCTTATCTTTGTCCAACAGACAATACTATAAAAGTAGGATATATCAATCAAGATACACAAGATAGTCAAGTTTACTCTTCCCTGGGAGTAGCACCAACATTAAGTGCAGGAGCTAAAGGCTACTCTCAAGGTTACATAAAAGAGCCAACTTTAAAACAAATTGGAACACTAAATATAAAAGGTCACGAGAGCTTAAGAAGAGTTTATAGTGACAATGGAATAAGTCCATCTTTGGTTACTAAAAGTGGAGGGAATACTATTCCAAAAATTCAAACAAAAACAAATATTAGAAGACTTACTCCCAGGGAGTGTTTTAGACTTCAAGGGCTAAAAGATGAAGATATAAAAATAATAGTTAGTGACACACAAGCATACAAAATATCAGGTAATGCAATGTCTGTAAATGTTATGCAGTATTTAGTAAAAAGTCTTTTTGTAGAAAATATGCAAAAAGATAGCTTATTTGATTTTTAGAAGAGGAGAAAATGAAAAATGAGTAATAAGAAAAATCAACTTTTAAACAATATATATATAGCAACTATAAGTGGTGGTAAAGATAGTGTAGCAATGACTGATCTATTACTTAAAAATGGTTATCCAGTTGATTATATCTTATTCTATGATACTTTTTTAGAATTTCCTATTATGTATAAGTATTTAGAGAAAGTTAAAAAATATTTTAACTGATGAACAAAAACAACTCATAGAGGAGATAGAAAATGAGTGCAGTTGATTTTGAAGTATTAAAACTAATTCCAAAAATGCTAGAAAAAATGGAAAGTATGCAATCTGAATTAATAGAATTAAGGCAGCAACTAAACCCAAAATATGATTTAACAAAACAATCTGGAGTATTAAAGTATTTGGAAATTTCTGAAAGTACATTAGCTAAATACAGAAAAAATGGAACTTTTAGAGAGGGTTACCATTACCATAGAGAATTAAAGCAAAGTAAATCTATAATTACCTATGTAAGCGGTGCTATTGAAGAGTTCAAAAAGGAAAGAGCCAAATGAAACTTTACAATAGAAACGGAATTTTATACATCTATTTAAATGGTGTTAGAAAAAGTAGCGGTTTGAAAGATACAAAAGAAAATCGAAAACTATTAGAAAACCATTATAAAAATGATGAGTTCTATAAAAAATTTGATGTTAAAGCTAAAGGTAAAACTATTATTGAATTTTGTGAAGAAGTCTTAATTGAGAAAGAAAAAAGACTTCAACCCACAACTATAAAATCATATTATAGTTATTTAAACAGTAGAATTATACCATTTTTTGAAAATAAATATCCACACGAAATTACTCCTTTGATATTAAAAAATTGGTACACAACATTTACAGATAAAGCTACTTTAAACTCTTGTGTAAATAGTATCTTGAAACCAGCTTTTGAAAATGCAATTATAGAGGGTTATATTAAAACTAGCCCTTTTATAGTTAGCTTCCCTACTCTAAAAAGTGATTATGAAATGAACCCTTTTAACCTACAAGAGATAAAATTATTATTAGATAATGCAAATGGACCATTTAAAAATTTTCTAGGAATAGCTTTTTTTACTGGTATGAGAACTGGAGAGATATTAGCTTTAGAATGGAAAGATATTGATTTTAAAGAAAATACTATTTTTATTTCAAAAACTCAAACAATGGGTTTACAAAAACAACCAAAAACAAAAAGTAGCATTAGAAAAATCGACATATTATCACAATGTGAAGTTTTTTTAAGAAAACAACAAAGAATAAGTGGACTTGGTCAAAATATTTTTCATTCTAAAAAAATCAATAAAAAAATTTATGGTAGTTCATCTCTTAGGTATAAATGGATAAAATTGCTCGAAAAATGTAAGTTAGAGTATAGAAGTATATATCAAACTAGGCATAGCTTTGCTAGTAATATGCTATCAAACGGAGAAGATATTTTTTGGGTTTCCCAATCTCTAGGACATAAAAATCCAAATGTAACTTTAGAAAGATATTCAAAATATCTAAAGAGTGATAGAGAAAGAAAAAATACTTTTTTAGATGATTTGCCTTTGTCTTTTGCACAAATTTAA